CACCAACTAACGCTGGTTCAGTGTTCACTAACATTGACACAGTACCTTACAGTGTTACCGTGTCATGGGATTTGCCAACTTCAACTGGCGGTTCAGCATTGACTGGATATAACCTATACAGACAGACTGGAACTGGTGCATTTAGTTTAATCACAGCAACAACTGCACTGTCATACATTGACACCGTGCCTACTGCATTGAACCAAGACTATACTTGGAAGGTAACTGCCTTGAATAACGTAGGGGAATCAACTGCATTTGTTACAACAACCATTACAACTGGTGACGTTCCAAGTGCACCAGTGCTTTCTTTCACAACTGGAACAACTGCTTTGTCTTGGACTGTGCCATCTAGTGACGCAAGTATAACTGGCTATGAAATATTCAGGGACGGTTCGTCATTGACAACTGTAACAACTACAAGTCATTCTGACTTTACACCAATCAACTTTGGTCAGTCATACCAGTATGAAGTTCAGGCTGTTTCATCATTAGGAAACTCAGTTGACTCTAACAGCATTGTTACAACACCTGAAACTGAAATAACTGGAATGATAGTTCAGGGTATAACTGGAACTGGTGCTGTAATTGACTGGGACGAACCAGCATATTATCAGGGACAGATTACATCTTACAGTGTTTATTATTCAACGCCATCTCAAAGTGCAAACCCAACAATCAGTGCTGGAACTACAACCAACACCTATTCCAACTTTGCACCAACATTAGATTATGATACAAGTTATACTTTCGGTGTAACTATCAATTCACCATTAGGCAACTCTGGATTCAGTAACCTAGTCAATGCAACAACAAGTGTTGACGGAAGTATAACTTCAGCCGATCCTGACACGGGGGGTGTTGCATGGTTTGATATTGACGCAGTTAATGAAGATTCATTAAACGTAATTAAATTTGTAAGAGAAACACAGGTTATTGGTGGAAACAATACTGACACATTACAAGTAGGTTATCCTTCATGGTGGGACGACATGACTTGTGATGTGGATTACAAATTCGCACAAAAGACAGAACAATATATCGAGGGTGAGGATATGACAGCAGTTGTAAATCCAAATGACGCAAACCAACAGGTTATAGGATTCCAATTCCAAGACATTGACAACGAGGTAATTGAAGTAGAATGTGCACCTCAACAAAGTACACAAGATGATGGTGCTTCAGGAAAATATGTTATGACACAAAATGACTTGGCAACTGGACTTCCTAGTATTCCTCTAGTCACACAGATAAATAACTTTTCAACTGGTGAGTACGGAACTGACGGTGACTTTGGTGCATTAGATATTGTAGGACTATTTGTTATACTAATTTCAATGGTCGGCTTTAACAGAGTATCACCAATAGTCGGTGTGCTAATATCTGCAAGTATGATATTTGCTTTGTCATGGTTTGGAATTATTTCAATCCCATCTGTGATAGTAGGCGTGATAGCATTAGTTATATTCTTGGCTTGGGGTGTAAATAGGAAGAGATAGATATGGTAACAATCCAAGAAATCCCAATTTACATAATTATTACTGCCTATGCTTTTTCATTCTTTATAATAGGCGTACAGGTTATATTAGCTGATCCAATGGGAATTGAAATGAAAATATATGATGAAGTATTGGGTGGGTTTGGAAATCAAAATCCAACTGGCTGTTATAATTCAGTTGGTGGTGTCATAGGCGGTGAACTAACACCAACATATTCATCTGAGTCTGCTTGTACTTCGGCTGGATTTGAATGGAATGTTGCCAGTACGTCATTTAAAACAGCTATTGAAGAAATGACTGACGAGTATGAGGGTTGTTATGATGTTAATGACAGCCTGATCGGGGGTGTAAATAATGTAACTTATACTAATCAGATATTCTGTAATGACGCTAGTGCAATAACAACTAACCCTGACACACCTTACACATGGAAGATAGGTACAGGTGCTTCGTACTCTACGTTGTCAGCACAGACAAACGATATGAGGTTAACAATGACTGATGAAATATCAGTTACCGATAATCCCCTAACTTCTGCGGCTTCAATTATTTATCAATTATTTGGTATTGTAACTGGAACTTACATATTCAATACTCTGTTGTTCTTCAATATTCCATACATATTTGTCGCTGGTATAATTATGGTCTATATATTATTACTAGCATATACAGTTATTAAACTACTCAGACCATGATCGATATGGAAACAGAATATGAAGAAAGACCTGAATGGGCTTGGCTTGTTGAAGATTAATTTTATTCTCTAAACAATAACAACTGTAAAGTCTGCATGATAAAGTGGAACAACATTATTACTGCCAACATAAAGTTGACGGTTATCCAGATCGGATTGATTAAGGTTATTACAAATGTTTCATTAAGTGTTGTTGACTGTCCTTGTTCGACACCTGATATTACAACGTCATACAAACCGACTGTTTCACCCATACCAGCCAGTAAAAAGGCACAGACTATTGAGGGAATGAGATACATGGCACGGGTAAATGACTGTGATTTGGTCTGAGGTGCTTCACGAATAGTAGAAATGATCAGCATAAGCATACCTGAATATGCAATAAAGGCGTAAACTGCAAACTCGATAATACTAATATCTGCCATTCAAACTTTCAATGTCGTTCTGCTATATAAACAACATTAATTAACCAAGTTATACTTTGTATAACCAATGGTTAATGTTATCAAGACGGAAGAAGAAATTAAAAAAACCAAAGCCGAGAAAGAAGAAGAAGAGTTAAAGGCACAGATTGAAGTTTATGAGGGGCAGTCTTATGAGTCTAGGGAAAAGTATCAAGAAGTAAAACAAAAAAGGTCAACTGCCAGAAGAAAACTTCCTGAAGATGTTCCAACTGACGCTACATACAAGGAACAAGATCTTCAGGCACAATATATTCAAGCAAACGTTGTTTCACCAAATCAGGAAAAACAAGTCAAAGAATATCGTGCCGAGATAAAGAAACAACAGACTGCAAGTGAAAAGGTTCAAGTCTTGGACAAGGAACTTCCACATTTATACACAAAGGCAGTACAGGAAGTAGAGTCTGTAAAGACTGGCGTAACACAAGCCAAACAAAAAGTAGCAGACAAATATGACACTGTAATACAGACCAAGACAACATTACTTGAAACTGAAAAGGCTAGACGGGCAAAACAATTCGCTGACGTTGAAAAAACATATCAGGAAACATTGTCGGCAAATCCTTACACTGAAGAAGCTGGAAGTAAACGTAGAAGTGAATTAGCAGGCAGACATTTCAATGCTTTAAGATTTAATTATCAATGGGGAAAACAAAGTCAAAATTATAATAAAAATGCAAAGGAAGCAAAAATTGAAGCTGAAAGAAATATTAGATATGAACACCTTAGACTTGATGAAAGAAGTCTTTCAAGTGTAGCACCTAATTCTGGATTCAACTGGAAAGAATATAATAGAAAGAAGATGTGGAATTTAGACGCTAGAGAATTAAATGCCTCATATCATGGGGGTAATTTGGTACTTGCAGTTGCTAGAGAAAATTATCTTAGAGGAATGTATGATTATAATACATATCAACAAGTTGCTGGTGGTGGTTCAAAACAAGTAAAAGCAGACCAAAGAGCCCAAGCAGATAGGGCACTGGCAAAGTCAAGGGCAAAAAATAAAGGTGAACTTGCAGAGTCCAGAAAGCACTGGGAATCAGTTGCAAATGATCCGACAACTAGACAGTTAGGTGGTTCAAAAGCAGTTGAGGGATTATCAGGATCGGCTGGTATAACCAATACAACCCCTGCAATAATTTACAAACCAAGTGGCGAAATTATAATACCATCTCTTACAAAGACTGACAAATACCATGAGTATGACGGCAAGATTTACAAAACATATCTTACAGCATACGAGGAAAAATTAGAAAAGGAACAGCCGTTAGGAATCAAACAGTATAACTCAAACCCAATGTTACAAGGCACTGGTACACTTGATGTAAAGAAAAACACAAGTCATTACACTTCAGGTCAGGTTAATTCCAAAGACTATCAGGCACAGGTTAACGCATACGCAAGTAATGTACAGAAACAGCAAAGCGTTACTCGAATTGCCAATGAGAAACAAAGTGCATACACAGATAATCTAAGGGCTGGTAATGTCGGTCTTGCAACTGCACTGTTAAACCCACAGACAACTCAAAAATATTATGGTACTAGCACTGTAAATCTTAAAACATTCTTAAAAGAACGTGGCTATGACTTATCCAAACCTGACTCAATACCTGACTCAGTTTTAACTTCGCCTGAAAAATACACAAAGGCTAGAGGTATGGGTTCAGGTGATATGAGAACACAAGCTCCATACTTTGCTGGGTTCAGTTCCAGTGGTCAGCCGACATATAGTTATCCGTTGGCTAGTCCTGAAGTTCAACAAAAAAGATTTGAATCAAGACAAAAATGGGAAAGTATAACAGTGCCACCAATGCCAAGCAATCCGCTTGTTGCACCGCCACCAAAGGCAAAACCTGTAACACAGAAAAAGAAATCAGAACCAGTTCCAAAGTGGACTTTCAACCAACAAGGATTCAGTGACAAGTCTAAACTTGACGCATACGTTCAAAGCAGATATGACCAAGCCAAATTTAATACTGTAACCAAAGGCACTATTTGGAATATTGGTCAAAATAAAACTGGCAAGTTAAACCCAGTCGGATTCATTGATCCAATGACTGACAGTGTTTCGTATAACTCAAATCCTATACTAAACAAACCTGTTGAAAAATCTGTAACCAATGCAAGTAAGCCAATAGAAAGAACCGACAGTTCAAACATACCAAGCAGTTATACTGGTGACATATTCTCAGTTACAAACCCGTTGACTGGTGTAACAAAACAATTTAGAACTGAAGAAAAGGCACAAAAATTTGTTGACAAAGTAAACAAGGATATTGCCATGACACCAAATCCAGATTATCCTTTGCCACCAAAACCCCAATGGACTGTACCAAGTCCTACCAATGTTAGTTGGTCAGATGAGAAAACTTCATTCACTACAATGAGTGGTGGAACATTCAGTACATTCACACAACAACAAAATGTAAGAACGTTTGACAGTTTGGCTGAAGCCGAAGCGTTTGCAGAAGCAAATCAGAAAAAAGTATTCTCTGGAACTGACAATAGTTTATGGAACAAGTTTCAATACGCAAGTGCAGTTGACTCAGGCGAAGTTATACACCCTAGAGAAACACCTTCACTTTTAGATGATGTAAGATACTATGCCAATGTCATAAACAGACCTTTGATTAATTTGGGTGCAAGTGTTATCAATCTAACACAGCCTGAAGATAAACAAATTCCAATTTCTCAGATTGGTTCTGAAAGACTGATCGGTGGCACCATTGATGATGTTGCAAGTTTAGATCCAATGAAAGGCACAGGTGTTACTGGTGCATATAACTACGTTGTAGAAGATCCTTTACGAGCCGTATTGGAATTACCAGCCGAAGTCTTGATGTGGCGAACAGGGGCTAAGGCTATAACTTCGGGTGTTAAAGGAATCAGTTATGGAATAAAAATTGTTGGTCAAGTAGGAAATAAAATAGTACAAAGTAATGCACCTCGCATAGTTACAGTTCCAACTATGGCTGTAATGGGTGCTGGTGTTGCAGTAAAAACTGGTGTTAAGGTTATACAGAAAGCCCCTGAAGATATTTGGTTGAAAGGAACCGAAGCCAGTACGACTTTGAAATCCATTGACAAAAGTTTGGCATACGTTGGCGGTCAAAGAGTTGGAATGGGAACTGCCATGAACTTGCGTTATACTTGGCAAGGTAGGAAGTTACTCAAAGAGTCTTTAAAAACTTCCTCAGAAGTAAACGCCATGCCAAAAATGACAGCACAGGAGTTTATAGATACACCTTTGGTAAGTCTTAACAAAAAAGAAAACCCGATACATATTGTAAGTAAGAATGTAATTGAGGTTCCGATAAAGAAAACTGATGAATCAATATTCCATATTAGAAATACTCAGCAAACTGCACAGGCAGTCAAGGTCGGCAACGTGCAACAGTATTACAAGACGGCAACACCTAACTTTGTCAACGTACCACAACAAGGTTTGAGTTTGCCAAAGTTTGCACCTAAACTTCCTTCATTAGATCCAATGAAAAGATGGGTAGCCAAGACAAAAAGTAATGTTGAACTTGTTGAAGCAAAAGGATATGGTGCCATGCTGTCAGGCGGTAATGTAAAACTAAAGGTAGTGGAAAAAGGAATGAAGATAAAGGACGCTAAACAAATTGCTCAGGCTGAAGCAGAAGGAAGAATCCGTGACGCAAAATTAATGGCACTGGGTAAAAAATACCAAGCAGAACAACAATGGGATAACATGATAACAAGTGGCAAAAAAGTATTTACTGATCCTGTATCAAGAGCAAAATTTACTAACAATGCTTGGAACAAACTAAGCCAGACAAAGGCAGTAACTAGAGATAGATTAAGTCAGATGAAAAAAGGTATAACCGATCGTCCAGCAACAGAGGAACTTATTCTTTACAGGGAAGCAACAAAAACAACCGCAACCAAATCAATCGCAAAAAGTACAACCGAACCGTTAACAGTATCAAGTACGCCTATCAAGACCAGTATAACCCATACCAAAACACCTACCGACTTTACTACAACTTATGGACTGGTTCCAGATGAAAGAATGATCGCAAGGGGAATTACAATGCCCGATGGCTCACCTATAATGAAAATGGGTTACACACACAAAGAAGGTTCTTTATTCGTTACAAAAGAAGTAGATTCTAATTTACAAATAGTAGGTGAACAAGTAAGGATTCCTTTCAAGGATTACAAAACAATCAAATCAGTTGACCAAGCAAATTTGGACAGGTTATACGAGCAAGGAAAATATACCGTCTTGGAAAAAGGCAAACGTGTTGAAAAGAAAGTTGAGGTCAGAGCATTACAACAGGAAGATGTTGACAAGACTTTCCAACAAAGACAGGAGTTTACTGGAACTGGTAAAAAAATTCAACAGTCAAGTGTTACAACATGGGGCGGTGTAAAATCTCAGACTTCAATTAGAGGTGCAATCAATTACAAAGTAATGACTACAAAGTTATCCCCTCTTCCTAAAACAAAAGTTATAGGAACTGTAACACCGCCTAAAGGAAACATAAACACTTCTGGAACTTTTGCTGGTAGCAGTCCAACTGGAAATCCTATGACTGGTAAAGGAAGAGGTGTTTCAACAACTGATGAATCTTTAGGTACATACGATCCTAGAACTGGAACTATGACAGTGCCAAAAATTAATGCTGTTTCATCACCAGTCAAAGGCAAGGCAAAGGAAGTTATGAAAGACTTATCAACCACATGGAAATCCACAAAGTCACCGTACAACAGTGCAACAGTCGGCAGTGCAACAGTGAGTGGTATAACCATTGACACTGTAAGCGGACTGACACCAAAGGATATGATAAAGACTGGTGTAGATACTGGCGTAAGAATTGATACTGGCATACAGTCAAAGATCGATACCAAAGTAGAAACTGGACTCAAACAAGAATCTGTACAAAAAACATTGACTGAACAACAGTCAAGATTAAGAAGTGATACTGGATTGAAACTTGATACTGGATTGAAACTTGATACTGGACTGAAACAAATGACAGCACAGATGTCGTTGACAAAATTACCTGTAACTGTAAGAACAAGAACTAAACCAAAGGTGCTTCCTATAATATTACCAAGAATTGATCTTGAGAACAAACCAGCAAAGAGAGGTAAGCGTGGCAAGAAGAAAGGATTCATCGGCAACGTAAGACTTGACAATATCATGGGTATGTATAAGAGAAAAGAGATTACATACGGTGGAAAGAAAGTCAGAAAGTTAGAAAGACTGGACATGAAACTTACAACAAAAACACCTGACAGAATAACTCAGCCTTCATCAAAACTGTTGAAGAGTAAAAAGAAAAAGAAGCCAAAGACAGAAACAGATCTTCTTGGTAGAGTTTCATTAAAATCAAAAAGTGAATTTTCTGGATTCACAGAGAATAAAACAACAAAGAAAAAATCCAAGCGTAAATCAAAGAAGAAAATAAGTCTAATATAGAAATGCTTATTTAGTTGTGTATTCCTATACATAGAGTTGTCAGAACTTAAAGATGGAACCACAGTCGCAATCAGTCGAGAAGATCTTGAGAAGATACACGAGTTGTGTCAGCGAGATGATCGAACTGTTAAAGCGGTGGTGAGAATTGCTTTGAACGAATACTTCAGAGGGCGAGAAGTATAATGACTTTAAAGGAAACTTTCAAAAAGTTATACGATTCTGATCCAAGAGTCAAGGAAACAATAGACAAAATGTTTCCTAATGATCACTTGGTAAAAGAAATTGTTAATGGCACTAACAGTGGGGTACAAACAAACCCACAGGAAGGTGAAGAAGAAAAAATGGCAAAATTTGAAAAACAAGAATCTGAATACATAAGCGGAAACGACTTGGTAGGTATCGATGGTGTGACTTTCAAAATCCTTACGGAAGTGAAAGAAGAATCAAGCAACTTTGGTATGAAGCCTAAATGTTCCGTTGAAGTGTTGAAACAGGGTATAACCGCAGAACGCAAGTGGACACTCAACCAACAGAATGTTAATTTCTTAATTGACACCTTTGGTGATGAATCTACTACTTGGATCGGAAAGACCGTAGGTGTTTTTATTGAAAACATCAAAGGTAACAATGCGATCAGGGTGAAAGCATAATGTGTTATACATTATTTAGAATGTCACAAATTTTAAGTGACACTTCTATCTCTTTTTCTTTTGATAAAAAAAATGATGAGGACGATAAACATGACAAACAAACATAACCAGTATAACAATTCAAAGGTAGATCATAATGAAAGGCGTGAGGTAATGGGAATTGCCAAAAAGAAAACTAGGTGTTATTACTGTAACACTTCAATCAACATGAATATTAAAATTGTAAAGGGTAAAAAGACTCATTGGATATGTCAGGAATGTTATACTAATGAAGCCTGTTAATATTAACACACAGATATTGATGTTTTTCATACCTGTACTTGGCTACTACGCATGGTATAGAATTGGAAAACTTTGGTCAGGATTTTTTCTCAATCTTGCACTAGGACTTACAGTAGTTCCGTTGTTTGTTTTTCCTACAATGATGTTATACCAAAACTTTCTATTCTTGATCATAGCAATAATTGGATTTGCAATAAAGATATACTTTTTAATCAAGTGGTCTAAAGAACATAATATAAGGTGCGATGTTGACAAAGAGAATTAAATGTGAGTTATGCGGAATGGATAACCATTTCGGTAATATGAAATGCAAGGGTTGTGAGAACAGTCTTGAGTGAATGTAACTGCGGTGCACCGCCATGTACCTGTACGCCTGAAATGAGAGGTACAAAATGCGAGCACAGAATACAAGGTGAATACTTTGAGGAAGAAAGGGAACATGGAACTTTCAAAGGTTATAAAATGCACGAGTGTGGAATGGAAGGAAAGTTATATGACGACTGCAACTATTTCTTTGAGTCAAAAAAAGTGCTGTGTGACAGACACGTTGAGGAACACCGTGCAAGTGCACAAAGGTTATGCGGTATCTGTCGCACGCCAAAAGCAGAATGTTGTTGTTGATACTTGTCGGTTTATTTACTAGACAAGGTGGTTGGCTACCGTAGTTTATTATAGAAGGGGGTATAACCCCTTCTTATGAAAGGACTTTGTGGAATTTGTTTCTCAAGTAATGTTGAAGGAACTCTAAATGATAAGGATCTTTTGGTGTGTGAAAATTGCATAACAGACAACGTATGAGAATAAGTAATGGACACGCAACAAAATATCTACTACAACGAGGATTTGATAACATTTGGCTCAAAGCCCACACAAAGTTTAAAGATAAAGTACAGTGTCAAACTACTAGATACTATGCTCTTGACTTATGGAATTTATATGATGGCTTGTGCTTTGATACCAAAGGCGTACTATGGGCTATCCAAATTAAAACAAATGCATGGGCGAAAGCCAGTGACATTATAACCTTCCAAAAAGACCACAAGATAAAGTCAATCGTTTTGAATGTAAAAAAAGAAGGTTCAAGATGGAAAGTTTTTGAAAGAAAATATGAGTAATCTTTATAAGAATGTATATACCTATACTAAGTCTAGGTGGCTAGAACTGTGTCATACTTTCAGGGAAAGCACAGCAGGGTTACGTTTTGACCGCATTGACGCCACCAAACTTTTAATAACTTCAACTAAGATCATATATTATGATTAAAGATACTGAGTTTATTTGTGACGTTTGTTACAGAACATTCGATAGGTTATACAGAATCCCAACAGACGGTGGGGAATTTTGTGAAGAATGTTATGAAGAATTATAGACCGCAGAGGGGCTTCATCTCTGCGGTACAAGGAATAGAGTACGCAATTATACTCTGTATGATTAGTATGACAGTGTAATTTATTAACCTTATAGGGGGTGGTTCGTGACGAACTTAATCTAATCAGCGAACTAAAAAAGGTTATACTGGTTTCTATTTAAGATTGATGTAAACAAAAAAAACAGTTTGATTTTTTTCTAGGAAACGTAGCAACGTAGCACACTGCTACGTTGGAACGTTTTCTAGGACAGCTCTGTGTTTTTTTTTCTAGCGGAAATGGTGGTCTTTTATAATGACTGTACTTAGGCACAAAACCTTCATTTCCACTGTACATTAAATAATATACACACATTTAGTAATCTTTATTAATGTGTGTATATATCAGATAATAGAATGAGAGTTAGAAAAGATATTACACTTAACATAGAAGTTGTAAAAGCCTTTGAGGAAGTAGTACCAGCATATAAAAGAAGTAGAATTATAGACGCATTGATTTTGGAATACTTGGTAAAACATTATGAAATAACTGAGTTAGATTCTTATGGATTTGATATTGAGAGGGTTGCCCCTCTCACACCGAACGATTCCAGTCTTACCACAGAAAAGGAAAAGGGGTTATTATGATTACGACAAATAACGATAAAAATGTATTACGAGAGGAACTTATCCGCATACTTCGAGCCAATGGCTTCAACTGTTTTCCAATACCAAAATATCCAGACAGTTATGCTAACCCAAAGGGTGCAGATTCCAGATATGATTCGCAAAGAACTCAGCCTGATCAACCAATAAGTGTAGATGAAAACTATGGTTATATTCCAATCAAGGGGGCTGGAACTTGTATCATCGACTTGGATCATAAGGAAAATTACAGGTCATTTGCTGAAGAGAATATTGCAAACGGCAGAATGGTTATTGAAACGCCTAACGGCTGGCATATTCCAGTGAAGGGATTGCTTGGTGATATTAAGAAAGTAATGTTATATGACTATGCCATTGAGCAAAACAAACAGATCATTGAGATTCAAGGCTATGAGCATTACTGTGTTGGTGCTGGTTCAGATTTAATAGATAAGAAAACTGGCAACAGAGTTTACTATAAGATTCCAGAAAAGACAAGTATTATTGACTTTCAATTCAAGAAAGACATACATGATTTTATTGACTTTGTTTGTAAGTCTTGCAAGGTTAGTCCACCAAAAAGAGATTCAAACAGATCAGCACACAAACACATGAGAGATAGATTCAAGGAAGGAAAGGTTCCGACCAAAGGAACTTCAAACGATTACTTTTACAATGCTGGAATACAATGTCTTACAAACGGACTTGAAGAAAACCTAGAAAGAGATGTTATACTTGAAAGGGCAATACCAGTTGTAGAGGAAATTTATAACAAGTGGGTTGTGTCTGACACCTATTCTGGAAGGACTTGGGAAAATGTATTAACCAAACTTAATGACGCCATCTTGAACGGATCACCTTTGAAAGAAGGACGACCATCAGGGGGCGGTGGCGATGTTGACACTGTAAAAATAGCACAGTCATTACTTGAAGAAAGAAAGTTATATTCTGATCTTGATCTTGGTTTGCTTTACGAAGCAGAGAACGGTTTCTTGGAAGATATAACAAAGGATCTTGGAAGAGATTTACAGGTGCTTTATCCAGTACTGACTGAAGCAAACTACAAGGACATATTATTCAAAGTAAAAAATCTTGCAGACAAAATGCCTGAAACAAATCCTGATCTGATTGTTTTCAAGAACGGTGTCTATTCACTGTCACAAAGAAAGTTAATTGAAACAGAAGAGATTGCAGACATGGGATTCAAAGAGTATAACTATCTTGAAAATGCAGAGCCAACAAAATTCTTGGAAGTAATGTTTGGTGACATTAAACTTGATCAGCACCAAGTGGTAAAGGCTGGACTGAGATCAATTATTAAAAGCAGAATGGATGCAAAGATTTCGGTTATACATGGTCAGTCGGCAGTAGGAAAATCAACTGGACTTACAATTCTAGGAATGATCTTGGGTGATGAATATCATTTTACAACAACTGTTGCAGACTTTATCAATGATCGTGCAACAAGATCAAAAATTAAAAACAAAAGACTGTTGGTCTTTCAGGATATGCCTGACAAGTTCAAGGACTTTTCAATTATCAAATCCGTTGCAGGCGAACACAAGCAAAGCATAAGGGGATTCAATCAAGCCAATTCTACATTTACAAACAAGTTAAAGATATGGGGATCATGCAACTACCTACCTGAGATTCCAGAGAAGGAAAGGAATCCAATGTTTACCCAAAGGTTATCCCTTATCGCCAATACCCGTACTGAACCCTTTGAAGCCAATGACTCTTTTGCCGAAGAGGTCGTCAATACTGAAGGCGAAAAAATTTTATCATACTTGGTAAATTTGAAGGAAGAAGAATGTCAGTATGAGAATCCAAAGGCACTTGCAAAAAGATGGCTAGGTATTCAGTCGCCTGAGATAACCTTCCTTGACAAATATTATGAACTCAGTGATGAGAGTTTGGTTGAGTTTCCAGCAAGCAGAGTGTTGAAAAAATACAAGGAAGTAACTGGTGAAAAAATATCACTAGACACATTAATTAGCACTATGAAAAACGAGGGTTATTCTATCAAGTATGGCTCAAACATTATTTCAAACATAAGTGAAAAGATTGTAGAAGAAGAGCCTGAAGAAACAGGAAGGCAGACAGAGTTATGAGATGTTTGTTATGTGGCAAAGTCGTAAAGGTCACTCAAAAATATCACTGTTGGGTACAGTCACAACAGTGTGGAAAGTGTCATTATTTTGGAATGAAATATACAGGTGATCAGAGTCGATGAGATGTAAACACTGTGCCATAGTGGTCAGAAATATGTGCAGAAGAAGTGACAGTTGTTTAGAGTCACAGTTATGCGGAACCTGTATGCGACTTTGTGAATTGGAAGTGTATCATTTATCATCATACATTCACTAACCTTATATAATACAATATTGAAAGTTATACAAGGGCATGGCTAGACCACGAATAGATTACAATACTCAGTCAATCTGTATGGATTGTAATCAACTTTATCCGAAGGAATTAAAGTTAACGATGTGTCCTAATCCAAATTGTTTCAACTCTCATTTGCGATTTCAATCAAGAAGTAAAACGGCTAGGCACAGACGAGAGGTTGTGCGTTATGAAATATAACTGGAAAAGATGTAAATTGTGCGGTGAGATGTTTGATGAAGATGAACAGTATAAACACCAAACACAAAAACATTTTTGGTACTTGGGTGATATAGCAGATGATTGAAGTTATACTTTTAATGATGTTAGGCAACGCTGACGCACTCACTGACTTGCAGATTGACATTGACGAACAGACAGAAAAGGTTGCAGAACTGGAAGCAGAGTTTGAGAATTTGGGATCAGATTATACTGACGTATCGATTAAACTTAACCTGTTGTTTATTGAATTTAAGGCATGGGATAACAAGTATGAACTTGAGGAAAAGGTGGCGATGAAAACACACTACTATGCAAAATATTTAGAAAGCAAAGATCTATGGCGTGAGCAATATCGTGAACTTAAAGACATTGAGATAGAACGTGACCTGTTGGAACATGATATGGAAACTGCCAAAGTGTTGTTAGAAAAAATGGAAGGCGACTTTGAGAAAATTGAAAAGGCAAATTCCAATCCTGACAGATATACCAACGTGTCAATCAGTCTGAGTAAAAACTGTCAGACCATGATTGAGTATGGGTTATACACCAACTGCCCTACCTATCGTGAGTTGGCTGAACTGTTTGACACTACAAACCCTACTGCTTCAGGTCATTTTATTGACATGGGTTATGACATTAAGCGTGTCGGTATCATGGACAGGCATTGGAAATTCTATGAAACCGAAGATAACTATGACTTGATCATGGTTGATCCAGACGCACCGTTCCAATCAAAGTCAATCGCCATTGAAATTCAGGCAAGCAAGTTTACAACACTGTCTGTAATTGGTTCTGACAATTCAAGAAGTTTTGATCAGGCAAGTTATACCACATGGGAAAATTTCAAACAGACACCAAACTGTAAAAAGATAATCGTAGCACCTGACATTGAACTGATTACACAGGCTGTTGAATATGCTGTCAATAATTGTAACGGTGAAATAGAAGTCTTGGAAACTACTGTTGTTCATCAGGAACCTACACCTCACAACGATATGAACTGGAAAGATTCCCCAGCGTTAGTCTATCAGAATTGGTTATATAACGCAATACAAAACAACAAGGAGCTGAGATTAGGACTTGACTGATAAAAAATATAACGGAAAATATGAGAAGCTTCCAGCATGGAAAAGATTTTTGCATAAAAACACTGGCTTTATTGTGATGGGTATAATTGGTGCGATTATTCTTACGGCTTGGACTATCAACGAACAAGAGATGGAATTTTTCCATTCGTGGAACTGTGAAAAAATATTATACTATATGCTAAGTGTTGATAACTATGGCTATCCAAACCATAATGATCTGACTGAAGATCAACATATCAAACTTCACAAGTTATACGCTGACGATTGCAGTAACGATAAATTCCAAGCACCTGATACACTTGAGGTTGATCATGGATTCAAAGACGTACCTTAATTTACGGTACTTAAATACTAAAGTGTACGGATAAACCATACGGTTTTTAAGCCTTAAATATAACCTCAATTAGTATAACCAATATGGGAAGATGGGATTCTGATATTAAACCAGCACAAGACTTGGTTCAAGTTAAACGTTCTAAACTTAAAAAATTATTAATATTCTATGGCGTTATGGGCGGTGCCGTTGGTGTTTCATTTGGGTTATATCTTAACAGTATAGGTGTATGCTGATATGCCTATGGGATCTGACTATGGTTATGGTGTAACCAATCACAAAGTATCAACTGGCAAACGTTGTCCAGCTTGTGGCAAGACAAAATGTAAGCATGGTAAAAAAGCTAGAGTATTCTAATGCAAGATAAAATAAATTATATTTCCCCTGAAACTTTTCAAAGAATCCAAGATTATATTCCTCAACTTGGTATAAGAAAATGGAATGACGAGGACGTTGTTATGCTGTTACGAATATTATACTACTGTGCGTTACGACCAAGTGAAGGAATTTATCTAAAGAAAGAAAGTTTTAACCTATCTGACAGAGAAATATTTCTTGGTAAGACAAAAACAAAAAAGGCTGACTATGCTCACATACCAAATATTTTCATAAGCGAACTGGGTGACTGGCTAGACACTAAGGAAAGTGGCAGACTGTTTGATGGGTTATCCTATGGTACCGCTTGGGTATGGCTACAAAGAATGGGTAAGGATCTTGACATTCAGGCTTGGCAAGTACATGAAAAAGATTCAGGTGAAAAAACAAAGTTACACATCTTTAGAAAAACTGTCGGCAAAGATATGCTAAGTGGAATGTATGGTGAAAAGGCTTCGTCAATACCAGTTATATCAAAACAACTTAGGCACGCAAAGCCAAGCATGACCGTTGATCACTATTTAAAAGCCACGCTTGAAACTGTCAAGGAAGCATGGTAGGTTACACTATTTTTAAATAGTATAACCTTTTTGTACAAATTATAATGCCGTTTAAAAAAGGAAACAAAGCACATAACAAAGGACATACTAAAGTAAAACCTCACTTCAAGGCAAAGCCGAAGAGAAAGAAATAGTATGACTTCGGTTAAAGGTCACTGCCGTAAGGCTTACAAAAGAAACATTCCAAAGACTTACAAAAAAAAGTCTAAGAAGAAGTAGGATCGTTAGTTCTACATTTTTTACAACGATGATATTTTTTAGTCAACGATTTTGATTACCTAAGAAACTATATAACCTCGACCAGTTGACCTCTTCCCTAGATAGTGACAAAGTGCACACTGATTACTGGCTTCCCAACAGTGCCTTTTTTTGCCTATCTTTTGAGATTTTCCACAAGTTCTGCACCTCATAATCTTCTTCTCGATATGGAATTTTTGGCACGTTTGGAAACTCTGATCCCACAACATGGACAGTATAACCCTTCATACTTTAGGTAGATACAACATCTAGTACACTTGACGTATGGTGACGTTTCCAAAAAACGAACCAGTTTTCGTGGCTCGTATATTGGATCTTCACACTTGCCCTTACACACCATTACCATTTCCATTCCTCTTCTTGTGTTGGTTTCCAAAGTTTGAGTATGCGGTTCTGAATCCCAAGTAGTGACACTGTGGACAGTGCTGTGAATGAACCCATGAGTGTACTCTGTTTTTGGTTCCAGACTGTGTTGTCTTGCCACAAAGTTTGCACTTCATTTGGTATAACCCTCGCTTGGCTTCCAGACTACCCTGCCCTGTGTGGTATTTCTACCGTCACGCTGTGCTGTGCTGTGAAAGT